TTCTACTTGTTCAATAGATTTTTCGGGGTCGTTAATTAATTTTGTTTTTGGTTGAGTTAAACCATAATCTGCAAGTCTTAATGCTGTTCTATATTTGTCAGCACATACATTAATTGTAGTTCTAGGATTTACTAATGTTGCATTTGCTCTTTCTAGTATTGATACAAAGTCCATCCAACTATCTTTTCTAGTTATTGAACCTCTTACAATTGCAACGGTCATAGCACCAACTTCAAAACCTTTTTTATCATCTTTATTATGAAACTTACGGATACCGTTTTCAAATGTTGTATAACCACCTGTTAATTTAAATAAGTAATGTGGGTAACCTAACTTATCACACTCCTCTTTTAATCTATCAGCAGTATGAAAAGTCTTAGCTTCTTCAGGCTCGTCTGTAATAATCAACAGCCTTAAAAAAGGTTTTTCTTCTTTATCTTCGGTGATATAATCTTTAAAATTAGCTACTTGCATTATTGCTATCTTGCTCTGGACTTTCTTTATCTTCAGTTTTCTTACCTATATTATACTTAGCAGATAAGTTCCACTCTTTCTTTTCCTTAAATGGTAAAACTTTTATTTGACTTAAAGGTGCTTTGTCTTCAGCCTCTGTTGGTTTTACTATATCAATTAAGTTCCAGTCTTGTAGTAAAATAGCAATTGTATTTCTTCTTTGAATATCGTTAGCGACTAATGTAGCCTTTTTGCCATCTAAAGCAAATAACTCTTTGAAGTGTACTATAAAATACTTACCTTGTTTGTGTAAAATATGACAAGATTGGTATAAGGTTTTATCTTTTCTACTTGCTACACCAATTCTTGTAAGGGTTTCTCTAACTTTTAAAAAGTCGTCTGGTTGTTTTATGGTGACCTCTAGCATACTTTCCGGTGACCATGAAATTTCTTCACTCATTTTTTTCTTCTCCCGCCTTTGTCTAGGCTTATTTTTATATCGTCAATTTGTTTGTCGGTTAATATGCTTAAAGCCTCTTTTGCTTTCTCATTACTATAACCATAATACTCTTTGACATAATTAATATTTTTCAATTTGGCTTGTGATAACCACTTGCCACCAAATCGCTTACTCTTCCTGATACTATTTATGTAAAAATGAAACTGGAGCTTCTTATCCAAGAAGTGATAACCATTCATTTCATTTGCTTGAGCAATACAATCATAGTGCATAGATAAACACTTATTGACTATAAAGGGAGGATATTTCTTTTCCCATGTTAGGTCCTCACTATCTAACAAAGGTTTCTTATCAAAATTAATTGCGTTTAAATAATCTTTTAATTCGTACATGATAAACTTTCTGGAGCGGGCAATGGGAATCGCACCCATGACTTATCCTTGGCAAGGATATATTTTACTCCTAAACTATGCCCGCCTATCATTATTTGAATTTACAACTGGCCATGATTTCAGTTAAACAGGCAACCATATTTATTTCTTGGTCTGCAACAAAAGCCGCCTTATACTGATAACCAGCTATAATCAAAATTGCTTGTGGTACCGATTTACTATCTAGTGCCTCATAAAGAATATCATAGATACCTCTGAATAAAGAAGCAGGCTCTTTGTCAATATTATTAACAACCCATTTTCTCATATCGTTAAACTTCTTTGCTTTCAAAGTCTTTACTAATTCTTTATTGTTAGCCTCTGATAAACTAAACAATATACCACTATCTATTTTACCTCTTACAGAATATCTTTGAAGTTCATTTATAGTTCTACGAAAATCAGGATAATATTTCTGTATGAGTTCAGCCAAAACCTGTTCAGATTTCAGGAGAACGGACATTCTTTCCATGAAAGACTTGGCGGTTTTTACCTTTTGACCGTTTTTGATTGTGAAATCAATTACCGTACACCGGCTGTGTAAAGCTGGAATAATCTTATTTTTATAATTACAAGTAAATATGAAACGACAATTATTGTAAAAAGTTTCAATAAAATTACGCAAAGCAGGTTGAACACTATCAGCATTCATATAATCTGCCTCGTCTATAATTACAACTTTGTGATTAGATTGTTCGGTAAGAGATACAGTAGAAGCAAAGTTTTTAATCTTATGCCTCAATGTATCTATTTGACGGCCTTCGTCTGACCCATTGATGATAATATAGTCAGCGCCTAATTCTTCACATAAAGCACGAGCAACGGTAGTTTTACCTGTACCAGCTGTGCCTGAAAGAAGTAAATTAGGTATTTCTTTTTGTGATAGAAACTGACTAAAAGTTTCTTTTATATCTTGTGATAAGATACAATCTTCAATTTTTCTAGGCCGATATTTTTCGACCCATAAGTAATCTGACATTATATAACCTCATTATTTAAAATTCACTATCTGGCTCAAGAGCAATCCAATATTGGACTTTCTTGTTTCTATTTATAAAGTGAGATATTTTTTGTGAAGAAATAGCGACATCATAATCATCACTAATCATCTTAAAGTTCTCAACTTTAAAATATGCCTTAAAGGTCTTGTCAGTTTCTCCTACATCAATTGAATATTCATTTGAAGATTTGTTTTTCTTATCTGTAGCGACCATGTGTATCTTACTACCATTACCAACTACTGCAACATCAACTAAATTAAGTGTTGTAGCTGCCTTCATAAGTTTAGCAAAGTCATTCTTTTTAAATGCAAAAGAAACAAACTTATCTGGCATTGTAATTGTTTTTGTTGGTGCAACAATAACTGATTTATCAGCAAAGAAATATTTAATATTTTGTTTAGATTTTTCTTCGTTGATTGTTACATTGGCACCACCATTAAAGTTTAATTTTGGACTATCAAATAATTCAATAGACCTCAAAAACTCTGGTAAGTCATAGATAGCAAACTCGCTATTAAACTCCTCTTTAATCTCAGCTTCAGCTAAGATATTCTTCATAGTGCTAATTGTTTGTACTGTCTTTCCAGGTTTTACCAGAATATTCTGATTAATATTTGAAAAGTTTTTTAGTACATCAATAGTATCTGTTGACAGATTCATAATATATTTTCTCCTATAATTAATTGGTCAAGTATTTTAACATGGACTCTGGTGACGATTCGCCATAAGGGTCGCTTGTTAAATTATCACATTTTCCTGGTTCTTCAAAGATAGCCTCAATTATGCCATCATTTACAACCATGGAATATCTCCAAGACCTTTGACCAAAACCCTTGTCATTTTTTTGAACAAGCATTCCTAATAGTCTTGAAAATTCGCCTGTGCCATCTGGAATCATTTTGCAATTTACAATATGTTCTTTTTCAGCCCAAGCATTCATAACAAAAGAATCATTTACAGAGATACAATAGACCTCATCAATATTTCTTTCCTTAATTTCATTATATTTTGTTTCATAACCTGGTAATTGTTTACTAGAACAAGTTGGTGTAAAAGCACCAGGCAATCCAAAGACTACAACTCTTTTACCCTTAAAATAATCATCACTTGTTTTAGTAACCCATTCGCCAAGTTCTCTAACTCTAAAATTTACATTTGGTACTTTGTGTTTCATAATTTACTCTTATTAAAATTAATGGAGCGGATGCTAGGTACTGCCCCTAGTTCATCTGATTGGAAATCAAATATAATACTTTTATACGACATCCGCATTTTCTATAATACTATAAGTGCCAAAGAAAGTCAAGCCTCCTTCGGCACTCATTATTTTTATTTTACTTGTACTAGTTTTGACCAGTTATCTACACCTTTTTCTTGTGGTAAGAAACCTGCGACTTTCATAAATTCGGTTTGACAACCTAAATCTTTTAGTCTTTGTATACCCTCATTCCAGTCAGCTAAAGTTCTCTCTCTTTTTGCCTTAATAGATGACTTTTTAGTAGGTCTTGACACATGAAATATCACCTGACAATCTTTACCAGTATCTAAATATTTACCAATCATTCTATGGTAAGTTCTATAAGCACTACCTTGTTTACACATAAATGTATGTACACCAGGTTTTTTATCTTTAACATAACCTGTTAACTCACCATTAAAATTGTACTTAATTGCCGAATCATCTTTAGACCATCTTTCTGCTTTTGCACCATTCCATTCGTAAACAGCAGTATCTAAAGCGGCTAAATTTTCAACCTGTCTTACAATACTATCTTTTGATTCTTTACTTCTAAACGGACAAATTTTATCTAAATGGTCTCTAATAACATCTTCGTCTTTTTTAAGACCAAAGTCATTAATCTTTAACATGATTGTTTTTACAACTT